CGGCTTAGTTCTCAGTTGCTGCTTAGCAGTCGAGGTGTTTTTGTTGAGATTGTACGAGATCGGGTTGGCACACCTGTTGCGCTACATTTGTTGCCCCCTCAGAACACGTCACCCATTCCTGATGAAAAGAAGTTTGTGAAAGGGTTTGAGGTTAAGATTACAGCGTATAATGCTAAGATTTTGAAGCCAGAGGATGTCATTTGGATTCGTCAGCCACATCCTTTGGACCCGTATTTGTCAATGACGCCTATGGAGTCTGCGGGTATGGCCATTGAAGTTGAGACGTTGGCGAAAATTTATAATCGCAACTTCTTGTTAAACGACGGCCGCCCGGGTGGGTTGCTGGTGCTTCGTAGCGAGATTGCTGAGGAGGACAAGGAAGAGTTGCGCAATAGGTTCCGTGGCAATCTAAGCCGCACCGGAGCTGTGGGTGTGATTTCGTCTGACGACGGTGCAGATTTTGTGGACACTGCTGCGAGCCCACGGGATGCTGCCTATCAGGCGATGCGTACTATTTCTAAGGAAGAGATTCTTGCTGCGTTTGGTGTGCCTGAGTCAGTTATTGGTAACGCATCTGGTCGAACGTTTGCTAACGCTGCCGAGGAGGGCAAGGTGTTTTGGATGGAGACTATGGGTCCCCATTTGCAGTTAATTGCTCGCAGTTTTGATCGTATTGATGATACATATTTTGTGGATTTTGATACTAGTGGCGTGCCTATTATGATTTTGGCGAAGCAGGAGCGTGAGCGACATAATTTGACTGAGTTCCAGCAGGGGCTTATCTCTGTTAATGAGTATCGTGAATCGTCTGCTCGTAAGAAAGTTGTTTCAGAGCTTGCTGATTCGCTTTTGTCTAATCCTAACTTGACTCCGGTTGGCAATACGGAGAAGCCTATGGTTAGCGAAGAACAGGGGGCTGTGCCTCCTGGTGCCCCACCAATGCCTGGGGCTCCGCCGATGGAAGGTGCCCTACCGGCTGACGGCGCACCCCCGATGACACCTGAGCAAGCGGCTCGTTTTGCGGCAGGCGCAGCAGTGCCTCCCCAGATTGAAGCTGGGGTTTCTTTGCAGCAGCAAGCCACAGCAGCGCTGCAAGAGCAGGTTACCGAATTTAGCCCAGAGGAGGGTGCGTTTGTACCATTTGGGTCTGTTCAAGGGACACAGCAAATTGAGTTGCCTGCATCTGAAGTTCCTAGCGAGCTAGAGGAGTTGGAGGAGGATGAGAAGAGCCTCCCTTTAGATTTGAAGATAAAGGAGCTGGAGAAGCTTCTGCTAAAGTAGACTTTTCTTCTTGGGACGAAAAAACTCTGTATAGAGTGAACTCTTTTGAAGATAGGGTGTCTGCTGCACTTGATAAAATTTTTGATGAGCAGGAGCGTTTAGCGCTTGCCGCTGTTAACTCGGATGTGTCGAAGTCCATTCTAGCGGCTGGCGTCTCTGCTGGAGTTGAGAATATTATCACTTCTGCTGATTTGAGACAAGTTTCCGAGAAGCTTCTTCCATTGATGCAAGATATTTATCGCAAAGCTGTTGAGGATACAGTCGAAGAGGGCTATGGCTCTGAAGTTAGTGAGCCTACCGAAACAGCGGCTGGGTCTCAACAGATTGTGGTTGTAAATAATTTCAATGATACTACGCAAGAAGAAATTAAGTCGGCGTTGACTACTGCGGCTGTTTTGACCGACGGCGATGGCGGTGATGTGGATGTTGCTTTGAAGTTAGCTTTAGCGTACTCATTGATAAAGTCTATTTTCAATAAACTGCGGGCGTCTCGTAAAAATCTTATTTTAGAGACTGCAGTGTATGGTTCCTATAATCAGGGTCTTTTCGATGCCGCTGTAGCCAATGAGGTGGCGACATCCCGCACCCTAATGAAGCAGTGGGTGTCCATGTTGGACGGTAAGGTTAGGGACAGCCATAGGGCTCTCCACGGGGATAAAGTGCAGGTAGGTGCTCCTTTTTTTGTAAATGGTGTTGCTATTAGGTTCCCCAAGGACCCCCTTGCCCCTCCCAATTTAACTATTGGCTGCAGGTGCGTGCTTAAGTTTTCAATAAACTAAATTATATAAAGTCATATTTGAAGCCTGCCATTGTAGTGTAAGCTATTTTGGTAGGTCTAGTCTTTTTAGGAGAGTTATGAGCGTCATTGAAGTTACAGATGTAGCGTCTGACACAAGCTTTAAAGCTATTTCCGGTCAGATTGGCATTGATAAAGCTCAAGGAATTGTTGAGGCTTTTGTTTCTGGTATCGGCAACAAAGATTCAGTTGGCGATATTGTAGTTTCTGGGGCGTTTAACGGCTCACTTAAGCGTCGCAAGCCTCGTGTGGTGTGGGGGCATGATTGGAATCAGCCTATTGGCAAGGTTTTAGAAATTTATGAAGTCTCAAAGTCTGATCCTCGTCTTCCCGCAAAAATGAAAGATGCTGGAATTGGTGGGTTATACGCTAAGGTTCAGTTCAATTTGAATACCGAAAGAGGCCGAGAAGCCTTTGCCAATGTGGCCTTTTATGGCAATGATCAAGAGTGGTCGATTGGGTATAAAACGATTGTTGCAGATTTTGACGCTGTATGGCAAGCGAACATGTTGAAAGAAGTAGAGCTTTACGAGATTTCACCGGTACTTCATGGCGCAAATCAGCTGACTGGAACAATCTCTGTCAAAGACGATGAAAACGGTCGCACATCCAAGGGTTGGCACACTGGAGATGACGATAAGGATGGTCCTATGAATAGTGTGGACGCAATGTCAGAGCGAGTTGGCCAGGCTCTATCGCAGGCGCTTCGTAAGCCTGTTCAGATCTTGGAAATTGATGGCGATAATGTTGTTTTCCAAACGGGAGAAGATATGGTGTGGTCCGCTACCATGTCAATGGAAAACGGACAAATGATGGTTGGCCGTCCCACTAGGGTAAAGCCAACGACGACATATACTCCTATGGGGGATGACGCTCCTCCTTCTATGATGATCAAAGACCCTGACGCAAAGGGGATTCTTGAAGACGAGTACGCCTTTGCTACTGCTAAGATTGCTGCGGCGTGGTCGATTACTTTAGGCTGCACTGGGTATCACACCCACGGTGGTGGATTTGTTCCTTGCGATACTCATGAACAATATCTTGCCGCAATCAAAAAGTTTGAAGAAAACGGCGGGGTAAATCGGGGTCCTGCCCATGACGACATTTTAAATGTTGATGTTGATGAAACTAAGGGTGCAGGTACTGGCTGTTCATGTGACACCGAGGAAAAGGGTTACGGGCACAGACCAAAAGAAAAGCCAGAGTACCTTAAAGACCCAATGGCCCTTCTACTCATGGCCTACAACGAGATGTTGAAGCTACGTGGGGCATCGGACCTTCGTGACGCAACACTAGCCCTCATCAGCGAAGTTGAGGGGTTTCTCACCGAAGCGCCGATGGCTCGCCCAGGAGAGCAGGGCGAAAAGACTGAAACTGGTCTGGTCGTCCACGTAAAGTGCGGAGAGGCTGCCACCTTGGATCTTGGTCGTGCTTTGGGTAATCTTCCGGTTGTGGCTCGGAAAAGTGAATCCGGTGTTGATATTCACTTTACGGATGAGATGAAGGAAGAGTGGTTGATGGAGAAAGTTGCCATCGCCTTGTCGGAGCTTAAGTTCGACGTTGATATTGCAGTAACTAGACCGATTGACACCGATGAGGGTGTTCAGTAAGCTATTCCATAGAATAAACAGGAGTAACAATGAGTGAAAACTTTGATGAAGACCTTCAGCGGTTTGAGGAACTGAGTGCTGCGCTTGAGCCCTCTGATGCTGATGAAAAGGGCATGCATATGGATGAGGTTCGCAAGGGCGCTCCGTCTGTGTTTATGACTGATATTCGGTTTAAGGAGGCTTTGGAAACTGGAGACCTTCTTTCGGAAGAAGCGTTTGCTGATCTTGATGAGGATGATCAAAAGAGCTATGAGCTTGTAGAGATCCTTGATGAGAAGGGTGAAGAGCCAATGGGCTGGGCGTACCGCTTTAAGGCTGATGACATCGAAGGCGTTGAAGAAGAAGGTCTTGAGGTTGAGGAAAAGTCTGAGACTGATGAAGACGCTGAGGTGCCTGAAGAAAAGTCGGATGAGGCGGAGGAGCCTGAAGAGAAGACTGAAGATGTAGAAGCGACTGAGGAAAAGGTTGATGATACGCCTGCCCCCGTTGCTGAAGATTTGCTAAGCAAAAGGGCTGCTGATATTTTGGCCCGCATGCGTGCCCCTATGGAGGAAGCCCTTGAGGAGGAAGAAGAAAAGGCCCCCTCAATTTTCTTGACCGACATTAGGTTCAAGGAGATGGTGGAAGATGGTGAGCTTATTGAAGAGGAAGAATTTGCGTCTTTGGACGAAGACGCAAAGGGAGCTTACCAGGCTGTAGATGTTTATGAAGAGGGTACTGGCAAGGGTTACGGTATGCGGTACCGCCGTAGAAGCCCTATGGAAGTTTCGGCCATGCGCAAGGGTGGTCATGAGACTGGCGAAAAGGCGGCCCATGACGGTGATGACTCTCAGGACATGTTCGACTCCGCAGAAGGTGCGGAGGCCCGTGCCGCTGAGCTTGGCTGTGTGGGCACTCATCGGGCTGGCGATATGTGGATGCCTTGCGCTACCCATGATGAGTGGATGGAGTTGAGTGCTGCCGCTAAGCCAGATGAACCCGAAGCTGCACCTGCCGCTCCCCCTGCCGCTCCC